TTATGGGATGCATTTAGTTATCACATAACAGTTATAGAGAAAGCTTCTTTATCAGGATGTAAAGCTAAGTATCTTGCTCCATCTAAAAAGTTTTATACAGGAGAATATTTATTTACCATTGACAGTTGTCATGCAGATAAAAATATTTTAAACACTGGTTATTCAGAAGTACCAGAAGAACATAAATCATTTAACATATTACTATTAGACAATGGGCACTTTGCAGCTCAGCCAAACAATAGAGTTATATTCTATGATAAATCATTAACACCAGCAAAAACTTTAATGCCAGATTTTAAAGTATCTACTATTGAATACAATGTAGAAACAGAAAGTAAATGGACAGCTGGTGATGACACAAACTATTTCTACGATTTAAAAGAAAATAAGTTGACAACCGAAGAGTAATCCTATATACTATAATTGACTGCCGAAAGGAGTCACGATTTAATTTCGCTTAACAAGGAGGTTATATGATTAAATCACTCGTAGATTGGGAACCATACAGACCATTTACCGTTGGGTTTGATTCTTTATGGGATAGACTACAAACGTTAGAATTGGATGTTCCTAATTACCCACCATACAATATTCGTAAGATTGATGATCTAAAGTATTCTATCGATCTAGCATTAGCTGGATTTGGTAAGAAGGACGTATCAATTAATTATGCGGATAATTCATTAACAATTAAATCTAAACCAAATGATAAGAAGGCCGACGATGTCGTACACCGTGGCATATCTCAACGCGCTTTTACGCGCACGTTTGCATTAGCAGATGATGTAGTAGTCAATGACGCTAAATTTGAGAACGGATTATTATCTATTGAATTAGAGAAAATTGTACCTGAGGAGAAAAAGCCAAAGGAAATAAAAATAAAATAACGAGTGGGGCGTAATGCCCCCTCAACTTACAGGAGGTACTATGGCTGAAGCCAAAGATTACAAGGAGAGATTAAGTAAAATTATACAGGAGTCCATCGAAGCTAATCAAGCACAGATATTACAAGGCGCTCCGTCAATGGAAGATTATAAATACATGTTAGGTATACAACATACTCTGACAGATTTACAATCTAGATTACATAGCGAATTAGTTAAATTAGTAAAGGAGACGCACGATGGCTAAAGAATTACCAGTTCCTAGTGGATTTAGAATATTAATTAAAGTCAGAGAAGTATCCAATAAAACCAAAGGGGGCATCATATTAACTGATGAATCTGTAGATGCAGCAAAATTTTCTTGTGTAGTATCTAAAGTTATCAGTATGGGGCCAGATTGTTACCATGACAAAGACACTCAATGGTGTAAAAAAGGTGACTGGGTATTGACAGGAAAGTATGTAGGGCTTAAATTTAAGTATGATGGTGAAGAATACGCCATTATAAATGATGATGAAGTTGTAGGTGTAGTACCAGACCCTACAAAAATTACACATAAATAGTCTTGCATTATCTAAGAAACTAGTGTACAATATACACTAGATAGTGATAAACGCGGTTCACGACCGAGGAGTAAAATATGGTAGAAGACGAAACTAAACAGAGTGAATCTACAGAAGATGATGATATCATAGTAGAGTTACCTGAAGAAGACTTAGATGAAGCAGATACAAAAACTGAAGAATCTACAGAAGAACCTAGTGATACTGAGGTTGCTGAGGAAGAAGACGATGGCGAAGAAGAAACAGAAACAGTCTCGGAAGAGGATGAAGGAAACGAACCAGAAGCTAAAGAAGATCCGAAAGCTGATAAAGTATTCGGCAAGCGTGCTGAGAAACGTATTAAGCGCCTTGTTGCGCAGAAAAAAGAACTTGAAGAAAAACTCAAGAGCTACGAAGAAGAGAAAACTTCGTGGATAAGCGAAAGAGATCAACTTAAAACTAAACAAGCTGACTCTGAACTTGACGCAATCAACCAGTATATGGATAGATTGGAAGCTCAAGAGAAACAAGCTTTAAGTGTTCTTAAGACTGCAAAAGAAGCCAGTGACGTTGACGCTGAGATAAAAGCAACTGATGTCTTAGCATCTGTGAAAGCAGAAAGACTGGTGGCCAAACAATATAAGGCTAGAGCTGAAAAAGGTTTAGAATCTAAACCTAAGAGTTCGGAGAAGAAGGAAACTAAAACTCCAGCACCTCGTAAATCAGAGCAACCTTTACCTGACAGAAAAGCATTAGCTTGGCAGAAAAGGAATAGTTGGTTTGGAGGAAATAACACTGGAGACAGAATTAAAACGCAAGCTGCTTTAGTTATCCATAAAGAACTTCTTGATGAAGGTATTGCACCTCAAGATGGTTCAGATGAATACTATAGTGAGTTAGACGCTAGATTAATTCAAGAGTTTCCAGACTTGAGAAAAAGAACTGTTAGGAAGGTTCCTACAGTTGTCGGTGGAACGCGCGCCACCCCGGGAAAAAAGAAAGTGCGATTAACCAGATCTGAAATAGAAATGGCTGATCGTCTCAACGTTTCCTATGATGAATATGCGCGACAAAAATTGCGCCAAACAGAGGCGGGGAGCTAATATGACACAAGCAACTAAAACTAGCCGTACTACTCGGGCTTCGGCAACTCGAAAAAGAACATTTGAGGCACCATCAAAATTGAAGGCACCTCCTGCACCTGAAGGTCAAGAGTACATTTGGGTAAGACATGAGTTGTTAAATCAACCAGATGATGCAAATGTTCATGAAAGACTACGCGAAGGTTATGAAATAGTCAAACCTGAGGAATTAGGAAAAGACTACATAGCTGACGTTATGTCTGCTGGCAAACACGCAGGTGCTGTCCGATCAGGCGATTTAATTCTGATGAAAACTGATTCAGAATATATGGCTGAGAAGAGAGAATACTACGAAGATCAAACGAAGAAAGCGGCTCGAGCATACGGGCAAGATTTAAAAAGCGCTTCTCATTCAAGCATGCCAGTGGTAGATGAATCTACAACCTCGGTAACAAGAGGTGGAGCGGGTAAAACTGCTAAGTTTGAAGATTAACACCGCGTTAGTCATTTAATCGAACTTAGTACATAAGTAATAGGAGATTATTATGGCTTATGGTTTATCACCTGTACGTCAAGCTAATGGTGGGACAATTCGTCTCAACAACTGGGTTGATGGTAACGGGTACCGCATCGCTGCAACTGCACCTACAGCATATTTTGAAGGTGACACGTGTTCGTTATCTAGTGGCTTATTAGTAACTGACATTGGCAATGGAGACTTAGGTGCTCTTGTCGGTGTTTTCTGGGGCGCTGAATATCAGGACAACAATTCAGGCGATGTAAAATTCGTAAGATCAATTCCTAATGGTACTGTTGCAAAAGCACAATACAAAGCATATGTTTATGACGATCCTTCAACGATCTTCAAAATGCAAGCAGATCAAGCTGCTAACGCATTAACAGCTGCTGATGTGGGTGCTGTAGCACAGAACGTAACAGGAGCTGGTTCAGCAGTGACACACAAGGGCGGAAGCGCATTGGACTCTTCAACTGCAAGTAATACTCAAAACGCTACACAACAAGCGTATCCTTTCCAGATTTTAGGATCTGCACAGGATGATTTGGGTTATACTTCAGCTGGAACTACAATGGACGTTCTTGTAAAAATTAACACGCATTCATGGGGTCGTTACGACGGCAACTTCCCGACTGCATAATAATAGGAGTAAAATACTATGGCTATAACTAGAGGTCAGTTACTCAAGGAATTAGTACCGGGATTACACGCCATCTTTGGAACGGAATATAAACGTTACGAAGACGAGGCAGCCGTACTCTTTGAGAGCGAAAAATCAAACAGAGCCTTTGAAGAAGAAGTTCTTTTCCCAGGCTTTGGAGAAGCTTCAGTAAAATTTGAAGGTCAAGGCGTAGACTACGCTAATACAGGTGAAGGTTGGGTAGCAAGATACACAAACGAAACTGTAGCAATGGCTTTCTCAATTACAGAAGAAGCTATGGAAGATAACTTATACGACAAGTTATCAACTAGACTAACAAAAGCATTAGCTAGATCAATGGCTGCTGCTAAACAAACAAAAGGTGCTGCGGTATATAACAACTCCTTCACAGGTGGTGTATATGCTGGTGGTGACGGTGTTTCACTAATTAATAGTTCACACCCACTACAAGACGGATCAACTGCATCAAACACTCCATCAGTTCAAGCAGAGCTTTCAGAGACTTCTCTGGAACAAGCTTTAATTGACATTGCTGGATTCACTGATGACAAATCAATTCCGATCGCTGCACAAGCTAGAACTCTACACATTCCAAGACAATTGGTATTCGTGGCTGAGAGACTAATGGCGTCTCCATACAGAGTTGGAACTGCAGACAATGATGTCAACGCAATCGTATCTAAAGGTATGGTTCCGGGTGGATATCATGTTAACCACAGATTTACTAACAGTAAATATTGGTGGTTAAGAACTGACGTTCCTAACGGTATGAAGCACTTCACTAGAACTCCAATCGAGACTAAGATGGAAGGTGACTTCGAGACTGGCAACGTTAGATACAAATCTCGTGAGAGATACGTATTTGGTTTCTCTGACTGGAGAGGCTTGTACGGTTCTAACCCAGCGTAAAGCTTAGTGAGGGGGCTGAAATATGCCCCCTTGCACAAACATTAAACCTATTGACTGCGTAAGCAGACAGAAAAACAAGGAGTAAGACAATGGGAACAACTACTTTTTCGGGACCGATTAAAGCGGGAACGATAGCAAACACTACAGGAACCACTGTTGGAGATAATGTCAAAAACGTTGGTTTTGTAAAAATGGCACAAACTGCAAGTTGGAGTCAATCGACTACAGCTGCAGATACTGGAATTGTAATTCCAGCTAACAGTCAAGTTACTGAGGTTATTATTAATATTACAACTGCATGTGATGCAGCTAATATTTCTGTGGGTACTTCATCTACATCAACTGAATTATTTACTGCTTTAGCAGCAGGTACAGCCGCTAATGTATTTAAATTTGGAACTGGTGGAACAATTACTGATGGCGATACTTGGGCAGATATTGGTTCAAGTGACTTACCAATTTATATTGACTTTTCTGCAGGAACAAGTGGAGCAGGTTATGTCACAGTTGAGTATATTCAAAATATAAACAACGCATAATAAATAATTAAGGGAGGCTTCGGTCTCCCTATTTTATAGGAGTAAATATGACATTTCAAACAGACTCACAAGTAACGCAAATAGCAACAGGAGCTACAGGTACTTCAGCAACTGCTGACGGACAGAATACTGCGGCAACTAGAAAAAGAGCATTAGGTGTAGTATTAATGGGTGGCTCAGATGCAGCAGCAGTTTATGTACACGATGATAATGCAGCATTTACAGCAGGCACTAGAATAGTTTCTTTAAAATGCGCGGCAGGTGAAAGTACTTCATATAACTTTCCAGATAATGGGGTTTTATGCACTACTAATATTTCTGCTAACGTATCTGGCACAGCTGCTATAGCATACTTATACTGGAATTAATATGCCAGAAATATCCAAATATGATTTGGAGATACAAGAACTTAAAGGTGAAATAAAAGTTTTAAGTGAACGTGTATCTACTATTAAAGATAATCATTTAAAACATATAGAAGATAAAATTAACGCTATTGCCAAAGTCATGTATACAATTGGCTTTATGGTATTAGGACAGCTCTTGTGGGTTATAACTAGAGCATTAATGTAAGGGGGCAACGTGGCTAGTTCAGGTACACGTACATTTAATCTGCAGATTGCAGATGTAATTCAAGAAGCTTATGAACGATTGGGAGTAAGCTCTAAGGGTGGTTACGATCTAATCACAGCCAGACGTTCTCTTAATTTATTAATGATTAAATGGATTAACCAAGGGGTTAATCTGTTCACATTACATTTACACGAAGTAGCAGTAAATTCATTTAACAATACAACTTATCCTACATTTGATTTAGCGGCTAATGGATATTCAGATATCCTAACAGCAGCTTGCAGAGATACT